TAGATGCACACGATAATCGGGCTTCCATGTTTTAGCGAAGTTAAGGATCTTCTTTTTAGCCTCTTCCGAGACTAGGCTACCGTGATTATCGGCAGCGACGAGGAACTTCTTATATGTCATTGTTTCTTTGGTTGTTGTTGGATCTTCGCCCATGCTGGGAAGAAGATATGGTCAAGGCAACGGACAACACCCTCTTCCACTTCCTCGAAAGGTTTGCAATGAGCGATGCCTCCAATGGCGAAGGCGGCGTGCATTAGTTCGTGGCGTAGGGTATCTGTCATCACCTTGATGTCACCTTTCCTAAGGTTAATTGTGAGATCGTCAAGGCTAAAATTACCGAAATCTTCAAGATTTTCAATAATGTTGATCTTAACCCTCAGTCCCCCAACTTGAATTGACTTGGGGATATTCATCTTGATGCCTGGAAATGCATGGAATCTCTGGACCAGAAAGCTCCAGCTGACAGCCATCCTTCTTTAGAGAATATTTCCATCACCTCGATTGGCATATTTGCACTGCTGGGCCAATGCTCGCGGTTGGCGTTGGTTGATGGAGCGAGATCAATGGCCGCGCCCCTAGCGTGTAATGATGGCAATGAGCCGCCCCTCATCGGCCTGTTGTTGAAAACACCAGCATATTCCTTCAGCACCCAGTGGTGTGGGGTCTTGGCTATCTGCTCAAGGATACGCCTTAAACTAGGGGCCACCTTATGGTGACAACGGATAGTCTTAACGTCTTTCCCATCGTAACGGATTCCGAGATCGCTTACCGCTAAATTGACCAGCATGGTTTCATCTCCAGCCCTGCCATAAAACCTAGTCAACGAGGCTTGATCGGTAGCGGGCCAAGGGTGATCCTCTGGCATGAGGCCACGGAGGTATTCCTTGCACCTCGCTGTTGATTTCTCTCCCCAGAACCCATCTGGAGTTGCCCCAATCCGCTTCTGTAACTCAATGATCTGGTGGTATTGCATTGCTTGAATTATGTCACACAAGTCAAGCCCACCTTGACCTGTTCGTCAATTTCTAAACATGCTCCACGGGAAAAGCAACCTTTATTGCTACAGCTCCTCGTAGGTGATTCCACTCCCGCCATTGTAGAGGGCAGACACCTCAGCGGCAGTAATTGCCCTACCCCAGATACCAACCTCGTCCAGTTTGCCTGGACCAGCGTAGTTAACGCCATCCAAATCTCCAGCAAACATGGAAAGCAAGGAATTTTCGCCGCCACTGCTACCATCACCACCTACCACAGAGTTAAGTGAAGTGCTATAAGTAACCAAATGTTCCTCAGCTCCATTATAATACACACGAACTGTTTTTGTAGGAAAGTGATGTGTTATTGCAACATGCACAAACCCACCCGTATAAATTCCAGATTTGCTTATGTCTGTACCATCATCCCCTCCAGCTTGTTCGTCTTTCCATATTTGGCCGCGTAGAATCTGGCTCCCATCAATAGTAGGGATTGTAAATATGCAGCAGTTACCCCAAGCATTAGGGAACATCTGTGGTGCATCACCACCATTTGTCGCTATCCAAAATGACAAGCTCCAGCTTGATCCCACAGAATCGTATGGGGATGGGGAAATTGTTAGGCTTCTTCCATCATCATATGTGCTGTTGGATATAGCACAGTCACCTTTAACTCCAACACCGCTGTCAATACCTACATTTTCCGCGAGATCATAACTTCCGTGAGAATCATAACGAGTTCCGCTAGCCTCCTCCAGCTTCCAGTATGCAATTAGCCCAGATAGAAGATTGGTCCCAGCAGTGATGACGTTGCTGTTACTGAGCATGTTCCCTAGTGCATACTTCATGGCTATTAGAGAACAAGTCTATTGGATTACCACTTTTTAAGCAATTTAAACAAGGAAAGCAAGCCAACAACAATACCAATAGTCAGCGAGGTCATGCGTAGACCCCATTCCAGTTGCTCTTGAAAAGAAGTCACAACCCCCAGTGCGGGAGCTACAGTGCCAGCAATTCCATGCAGGACATCCCTGCCATGCTCTGCGGTCATTTGCTTGCGTCTCTAGCTTTGATTAGGCCAAATCCTGCGGTTACTGCTGCGAATGCGCCAACAAAGTCGGGAGCAGAACCGTTAAGCAATTGAATGCCAACATTGGAAAGTGTAGCGACGATGGTTAAAATGCCAAGTGTGGTAGTTTTCATATTATTCTTTTTCTGGGGTTGGTAGCAACAATGAAATGTCATTGCTATGGATTACATTCACCAGAGGGAATGCCGTCTGGTCAAGGGATTGGAAAGTGGGTGCATAGATGCCATCTTTTTCGGTAAGAAGATCAGCGCAAAGTGCGTAACGTCCATCAGTCAGCGAGATCGGAGCGACTTGGTGCTGATATGCTGGCTGGGCATCCGCGAGCCGATGTGCGATGGACGCATCGAAAACAAGCCACATCACACGGAGGTCTTCCGAGATCACATCACCTTGCAGTAACTGGTCTAGGGTCATGGTATTGCGGAGTTAATTGATGCAATCAGCGTAGAAACGCGAGAGTCCAGTGTAGCGAGGTTAAGTGCCTCACCAATAGAGTAGAAAGACAATCTCGCGTTTGAATAACTAACGCTCGCAGCATTACCTCGACGATAAATAAGCAAGTTTTCGTTTGTTGGAGATGCACTAGCCACCAAACTGGTTCTTGTTGTTCCACCAATTCTGTTTGTTGACGCGGTTGATAATGCGCGTGACGCACCAAAAAAGCCTGTTGTAAATGCAACCGTGCTCGTTTCACCTGCGACACTGTTAATTCGATACCCATAAGTTCCAGTGTCGATCGCTTGAGTTGAACCAGATATTGCGTCCCCACCAAAGTAAGCGATTGGAGTTGTGGTGGTTGCTATGGATGATACACTGAAAGAAAAGTGCTTGCTATTCTGTGGGTCCGCGTTGTTGTTGCGGTTTGAGTTAAGATACTTTGTCGTACCATTTCCGATTAGCCCAGTCTTTCGGTTGTAGTCACCAGATACAAAATTGAAGTTGGTTGGCGCAGTCCCTCGCAAAGGCACAAGCGCACCAGACAATGTACGCGCACCAGCGAGGATGCATGATGATTTAATTGCTGTCCATATCCCATCAGATTTGCATCCCTTGACAAAGTCGTTAATAGCCAACTTCACTCCAGACTCAAGGGCTTGTGCATCAGCCGCTTCAACAGCAACGATGTACGCTTTTGCATCTGGGTCTAGACCAGACACTGCGCTAGTAAGCGAGTTGGAAAGAGCGTATTTCATCAGTAGCGCATTTGCATATTAGCGTTAGTAAAGATGCGGTTGGCGACAAGCTGTAGCGTGTGCTGCTCGTCGATGCGAATCATTTCGTCCTGCAAAAGACTGTCAGCTTCTTGGTCGGCAAGTGCCGCCTTCTCCTGCTGCCCTTCAGCTCGGAGGTAGTCGGCGTATGTACCGTGAGCTAGGTACTGATACCACTCGGCAGGGATAGCAGATGCCTCTCCAGCACCATCTCCGTAGGTGTCGGTAAGCTGTGCCTTGTAGGTCAAGAACGCAGTGGCTGGGTTAAGGTCGCCAACGACGAGCGTAGCACCATTAGCAGTAACCATCATGTCGTACTCCTGCACGGATGCCGTGACATACGGGGCTTGCTTGTGGGCGCGTAGGAAGGTGTCAACGCTGGACAATCCAGTCTGCGTGTATGGGAGATAACCCAATGCTGGGAAGACGGTTCCAGTGCCAGAACCAGCACCAGTAGCGGTGAAATAAACGCCAACCGTGTTGCTGTCAGCACCAATTGCTGTGAAGTCGGTATCACCGACAGTAGCGATAAAGTAAGATTCGCCAGATACGGTGGTCGTAGCGGTGGCAGAGTCACCAGACAATCTGCGTTCCTCGCCAATTTTCAAGAAGCGAGGCCAATAGTTTGTAGCACGATACGCGCGCAATGCACGGCGATTGATAAGTGCCTTGATGCGGGGAGTTTCAATAGATGCGAACACCACACCACAGAGTGCTTGGATTAGCGCAAATAGTTCGGTGTAGGTCTTTGTCTGCATCAGATATGTCCTGCTCTAAGGTGAGATTGAGACTTGAAGAAGTCGCGGACAAACTCTCGGTCGTCCCAACACTCCATGCCATATTTATTGCCGATTGTAAAGTACTCATACTGTGGGATAGCACCAATTGCGTTCCCCAAAGGTGACTTTGATTCTTTCATAGCACGTGCCTCGGCAGCAGCAGCTATTTCACGTTTGTTTTCAAGTGCCTCCTTCAGCGCACGACCAGAGCAAAGCTCCTTTACGAGTGCATCAGTAAGCGCGTCTTCGCAGATCATTGGTAAGAAGAAAAGGGGTAGGAGGGTGTTTTATGTCCTCCTACCCCAATTAGGGTTTAGATGCGATACTGGGTGAGATCAAGGATCTCAAGACCAATAAGGATTTCACCAGCGGTGATGGAAGCCACAGCGGAATCCGTCACCTTGATGTAAACTGGGGTCGATGCGCTTGCAGCAGCGATTGGAAGAACGCCACCAGCGATGGTGGTGGTTCCAGCGGACTGCACAAACAAATCACCAGTGTTGAAGGTCGGAAGACCAACGGTCATTCCGTCAACATCAAGGGCGTTGATGAACTCATCGGGATCGGCCAAAGTGGTTCCAACATCAACAACAAGCGAGGACGAGCCAACGATGTCAACAGTGTTAGTAACGGCACAAAGGCTCACAGCACCACCAGCAGGGATCGTAGCAATTTGGCGAGTACCACCATTGCCAATAGCAATGAGGTCAGCCGCAGTAAGACGGATCACATCTGAGTAGGGGGAACGCTCGTTATTAGTAAGTTTAGCCATATTCTTATTTTCTAGTTATTGTTAGTAGTTGAGATTAGGAATAAGCGATCTTACCGTGGGCTTGTGGATGCTTGACAACCAGAGTGCCAGCAACGTCGATGTAACCGCGCTCGCCACCACCTTGGTTCTCAAGGCGAGTTGCGCCCATCGGGATAAGGGTGTTGAAGCCGAGGTATTTCGGGTTGATGACATAGCCAAGGCCGTTCGAAGCGGTCATGCAGCTTGGGTTGCCGTTGACGATCTTAACGATACCGAAGTCCGAATCGTAGAGGTTAACAGCGAAGGTGATAGCCTTGCTGGTAGCATCTTGATTAACATGGTAGGTTTGGCTGCTAGCCGCAGTGGTAGCACGGGTAAAGCCCGAAACAACCTTGCGGAGGGCAACGTTAGCAACGAGCGTGAGGCTGTTCATCTCGCCATTGCGGGAGAAGATCGAACCAACGACATCGTTGAAGGTCGTTTCCGTAGGAGCAGCACTGAGGATCGAGCCAGAAGGCGTACGATAGTCAGCAGGAACTGGGTTCGTGGCTTGAGCCGACGATTGAATCCACTTGCCAAGGCCGCGCATACCGTAAGGCGTACCAGCACCGTTCTCGACGGTCATTTCCTTGTCGGAAGCGATGGTAGCTTCGATGTCACGCTTGAGTTCGCGCATCGACTTAGCTTCAGCCTGGGCAATGTTGGCTGGGCCAACGCTGGTAACGGCTTGTTGCAAGTTCGACACGAGGTAGTCGCGGCGCATGAGTTGGATGTAGTTGCCAAGGCGAGCGCGATCAGCAAACTTGTCGCTGAACGAAGTCACATCGGAACCTTCCGAAACACCAGTCGTCACGGGAGCGGAAAGGCTGTCAACAGTCCACTCAGTGTACGTGCTGGAAGCCTTACCCTTGCTGGCGAGCGAAAGGAGCGGGGTTTCTTCTGGGGCGAGAATAGCAAGTTCGTTGCTGAGATCCTCGCGGTTCGAGACAGCGGAACCTTGACCGCTCTTGGCGGTAGGTGCGCTGGGTTGATAGGTATTACTAATAGGCATAATTTTAGATTTCTAAGAGTTATTTGAATTTAGCGATTCTGGCAGCAATCCATTCATCTGCGCTTCCGCTCTTTTCAAAGCGGCTGTATGCGTCTACGACCTTTGCATTCTTGGGGGATGAAGACTTAGCTGCCCCAGCACCAAATGGGGTTGAGGATGGACTCACCTTCAACTTATTTCCCACCGCTGGTTGAGCTTTAATCTTCTTTCCTCCGTAAATAGACCGAGCTGCATGAGCTAGGATGTATTCAATTTGGAAACCAATCTCTGGGACTTGTGACTTTAATTTGTCAACGAGTGGGTCTGACACCAACGCTTTGTAGCTTTTCCCAATCTCGGACTCTTCGTCTTGGATCTCTGGTACTTCGCTCTTAGCCGCTTCGGAGTACTGCTTGGCCATCTGGTCATACTGAGCGATCTGAATCAGATGCTGTTGTTGAGCTGGGATGTACTTGGTCAGTGCCTCACGGGCATTGCGGTTGGCTTTCCGAATCTGTTTTTTGGTAAACTCCTTATCTCCAACCAGGATGATATCCTCTGGACCGTAGTCCTCATGTTCTTCTAGGATTTCGTCGGTGGATTCAAGCGTTGCCTCAAGTTCGTCGTATTTTCCTTTGAGGTCCTCAAATGAGGCGACATCGCGGAATGGGTTTTCGTCTTGAGGAATTACCTTTACTGGCGTTTGCGGCTGGGATTGAATCTTCTCTTCAAGGGCTTTCTTTTGCGCTGTCAGTTCCCCAATGCGCTGTAGGAGTCGTGACTTGCCCTTTTTGGCGAGAGATTGAATCTGCTCTGTGGTCAGTGATAACAGGTCGATTTCGGACTGTTCCTCGGATTCAGCATCGGACTCTTCCTCGTCGGCTTCCTCTTCAACCTCTGAAGTCTCCTCGTCTTCTTGACTGGCAGGATCTTCGTCTTCGGTTTCGGAGGGTTCCTCAAGTTGTTCCTCTGGTTCCTCTTCTGGTGCAGTATGTCTGGATACTCGTTGAGCTAAAAGCTCCTCGAATGACAGGTTGTTGGACACCGATTCGTTAGCTTCGGCGGTAGCTTCTGGATTACTCATAATGTTTGTTTAGAACGCCATTTACGCTCGGCGGTGCGTGTTCTCGATAAGTCAAGCATAAATCATTATTAAGTCAAGTACTTTAGTAAGGTATTAGGCTTGTCAGAAAACTCACGCATTTTTTCCTCTTGACGGGACGCAAATTTAGTGCATTATTTGCGTTGACGAGAGGTCGGACTCATCGTTAATCTCACCCCTCCAGCGCGTAAAGCTCTGGATCTAGGGCCACACGAGTACTCCGACCTCCTCGTGCTGGCCCTTGTTTTTTGTCGTAAGGGTTGGTGACATATCTAAGAAACCGAGGAACGCTCAAACGACCGCACGGGATCTAGGCAAAAGTCTCACAAAGGTGTCGCCTGATGATCGATGAAGCGACTTAATAAAGTGTGACGACTAGAGAGTTTGATGCCGCCTCTGCACAACCTTCGGCTATCTCTAGTTCCAGCTACGGCTGGTGTGCGTAAGTATCATCCGAAAGTTATACTGGAGTTCTCGCATGGTTTGTCCGTAATGGACGAACTGTGTCCAGAAATCTCCTCAGTTGCCTGGAGTTCCTTCGATGTGCCAATGTAGCATAAACCACCCATAAAGTGTCCATATTGGCTTATTTAAGCGCACTTAAGTCTTATTTAAGCGTAAGTTGGCTTATTTAAGCCCACTTATCTCGCCAGTTAAGGAGAATCACGCCAGTATCACGCCAGTTATTCGCCACATTTGGCGCACGGCAATTATAAAGAGTTTACTTAATTACTAAAAAATAATCTTGATTTCACTTCTAGATCAGCAAAAATAACTCCACCAATGAACGCAGACAAACTAACGAGCCGACTAGCCGAGCTAAACAAAAGCATCCGATTCGATAAGAAAAGGATGGCTGACGGGCGCGAGATAATCCGAATGCTCCAAGATCAAATTCATGATTCGGAGACAGAACTTAGACAGATAAAAGCTGAATTAAAACGCCTGGACGAAGAGAAGCAGATAGAATCAAAGTGCAACATAGACCTTAGTGGAATATGGGGCAGGATGTGCAAACTAGGTCTGAGTAAAAAAGAGATATATGTCCTTCAGAGTATGGACGCGCCATATAGAGAGATTGGTGAGGTTCTTGGGATAAGTGTAGAGCGAGTTCGTCAGATTTCACGAAAAGCTCTAAGAAAAGCTAGGCATCCAGTCATACTCCGCGTTATCGAGTCAGAGATTGAAGATATTGAGCACACCCGAAACATGGAGAGTTTCTTTGACGCTATCCAAGAGCAGGAAGCGGAAGCTGCAATCTTTAGGTGCGCTTAAAAGAAGATGGGGCCGCAGGAAAAACGAAAAACCTGCGACCCCAAATAACCAATGACAATGAAACAAAGCCCTTTCGGGCGTTGAGACTAAGACATAAAACTAAAGCTCTGTCAAGCCAATCAGATAGCACCCTTCATGGGGGTATATGTGCTGGATGACATTGTTCCACGCGCCTTATTGGCAACAACTGGTGGACGGTAAAACATACTTGTCGGCATTGCCTTTGCGACTTGGTTTTTAAAAGCACCCATGCCGCCCATCGACTGGACTTTGCTGGCAAATGCTTTTTGCATATTTGGACGGTTCATCATAATTTTAGTATTTCTATTCGGGTTGTGTTGTGAGTAGTGTCAGCAATTCATCCAGTGTTGAGATGCTTCCTGTGACCTTCATCACTTCGTTAGTCTCCACACACTGGCGTAAGTCTCCAAAGAATCTTTCACGCTCTTCGCGGATGAACTGGACGATTGCCTTGAACTCATCGCGGTCAGAGAGTGCTTCGATTGCTTGTTGTACTGTTGGTTTTGGTAGTGGTGTCATTGGTTGGTTGTGTTAATTATTTGCGTTTGGACATTCCAGCCATTGATAATGAGATCGCAATTGCTTGCTTACGACTCTTCACAACTGGAGCTTTCTTTGGGCCTTTGGGGTTAACACCAGAATGGAGGGTTCCAGCTTTGTATTCCCGCATGACCTTCCCAACTTTAGCCTGTTTGGCTGCTTTTGTTTTAGGTTTCTTCATGGGTTACTTGCGTTTGGCCTTTTTCTTCGGCATACGGCCCATCTTGATTTCGATCTCGACGTAGCCTTTCTTGCCGTTCTTGCCGTTCTTACCTTTACCGTATTCCTTTTCTTCGTGGCCGCAGCCGCATGATTTGCTTTTCATAAGATTATTTCATAGATTTACTGCCCTTGCACTTCCACTTGCGTCTCGAAAGGTTGTTTGGGCTATTTGGATCAGACTTCCAATCACCCTTGATCTTGGCAGAACGAGCGCAGTAGGCATCACCTTTGGAAGTACCTGGGCGAATGCGATCACCGCCGTCTTTAGCTGGTCCTGCTTGCCCAAACTTGATTGTACGAGTACGACCAGTCTTGGGGTTCTTGACGACCTTCGTAAATCTTTTTTCGCTCATGACAGTGAATATTTTGTTTTAACCCAGCTTGTTAGAAATTCATCTCTTTTTAGAATGTCATCAATAGCTGGAAGTGAACAGCTTTTCCGAATGTTGTCAATAGCCCAAATAGGTCTTAGGTTTGTAAAATGAAGCAATTGTTTCAATTGTTTGCAGCTTTTTGCAATAGAAACTGGGAAGAAGTGATCTATGTGCCACGAGTGTCTATTATCCCAACTCATGCCATTGACAAACTGTGATTCAATGAACTCTTTGCATACTTCCCAATCAACTCCAATATACTTTTGGCTTTCCTTTGTTTTGTGAGATTTCTTTTGATTAAATGCCCAAGCAAGCCTAGCTCTTAATCTTGTTTTTAAAACAAACAAAGTGTCATTTTTATATTTATCTGCACGCCAAGACTTGATGTATTTTTTTCTTTTCTGCTTAAAAGCGTTAGTTTGTTTCCTTTCGCTTTCTTTCTCCTTGCTTTTTTTAGACAAAGACCTCTCTTTGATTCTTTTTTTGTAATCTAAGTCACTGGCCCAGCGTGCAAGGTGTTTTTGTTTCTTCTTGTCAACTCGCTTTTTGTACTGTTCTGGAGTTACCCAATATTCGCTATTTTTTAGTCTTTTATTATAATGACAAAAAACCAATCCAGTTCCTGGATCTAAGTAGCCTCCTTTTAGCTTCTCCATCACTTTGCCCTCCTCTTGATCTTACGCTCTTGTTTGAGCATTTCTTTAGTAGGCTTTTTACCAGAGCCTTTAGCGGCACGAATGTTATCCCACATCCCGCGCTGGGACATAGAACCATCTGCTCGTTTGATCATTTGCTTCTTCATTGCTGCATACCTTGGGTTTGCACTCCACCCATTTCAGCTGGAGCTGTGCCTATGCGGCCAATCTCTGCGTTCTGTGCTTGTTGAAGCTGGAACTGATATTGTTCAGCGTATTTCTGGAGTCGTGCCGCGAATGCCTCATCCTGTTGTGCGCGTTGTGCAACATCGGGTTGCTGGACATACGCTTGAACCATCTGCATTGCAATCTGTGCGCCATTTGGTTGAGCTGGAACCTCAATGCCGGCAAAGATTTTAGCAAGGTCATCAGTAACATTTTTGGCAACCTTTTGCTGGGCCTCGTCTGCGGGCTGGAGAACATAGTCAGCAAAGATCGGGTTGATGCTGGATGCCGCAAATTCCAGAATTTTATCTGCATCCATAATGCCGTTGCGGTCAAGTTGGAATAGCGAAACCATGTTCTTCAACTGAGTCTCAGCGGTATCTGGGTCAGTCGCCAACGAGTCGAAGTTAACCGTGATGCTGAAGTTCTCATCTGGGTTGCCCTTGGTCATAACCTGTGGGTTAGGATTGCCAGTGACTTGGAAGAAAATCTCATCTGGACCCATGCGCTGATAGAGCTTCCACGCCAACGTAAGAACGTCTCGCACGTGATCAAGGAACTTGCCCACGTAAAACTGTTGTCTCGCGGTCGAAAGCGGGCTTGTGAGGTCTAGTCCCACAGCGCGGTCTGCTTGCGCTCTCATGGCCAATTCCGTCTCCATAGACCCTTGGTCCATTGGAGGGACAGGACCCCACGCAATCTCACCGAGGCGACGATAAGGAACACGACGACCTGGACCCCAATCAGACGGAGGCCGTCCAGCAGGGTGCATAAGCGGTGGGAGAGTAGCGAGAGAGGAACGATCAATACGCGAATCCCTCTCCGTCTTGATTTGCATTTGTGCGCCTCGGAGTATATCAGAAAAGGTTTGAACCTCGTACATTCTTTTCTGATCGTTCGATAGGCGGGTGACAACGAATGGGTAGTCATCGTATCCGTTGAGGAGTTCGTGTTTAGCATAACCATCAGCTTGTGGATGGAATACGGTGCAATAGATGCCCTCTGAACCATCCTCTTCGTCAATCAAACGCTGGTAGCCGTAGACCACCATAACAAGATCATTGTCGTCAGTAATTGGAAGGCGAGTCATGGTCTTGACCTTTTCTCCGTCAAGGTACATTGAGTCCTTGCCGCGAAGACGCTCGATAGCATTATCAACCCACTTACGATCCCAACCTTCGTTAGTCACCTTTTTCTCCAGCTCCTGCGAGGTTAGGAATGTGCGCCAGAAGATATACGGGGAACGCTGAGGGTCAGAGACATACGGTGGGAATACAACTTCGCCGTCTGGGGCGCACGAATAAACCAAGGGGCAGTCAACAGTTTGACGCGCCAATGGTATTTCAGCCATTCCAGTCTTACGCATATCCTTGATAGCCTTCTTAGCCCGTTTAACGGATAGGTCTGGGAATGCTTGCTGGATTAGGGTCAACAACATCTCGTCGTCGGCTCCAGTAACAATAAGGTCTGCTAGATCGGGGGACGCTTGAGCGACTTGCTCGACGGATACTTGTTGCAAATATGTCCTTTTTTCTCGCTTCCAGCCGACATAGGAGATCATAATCCCCTTCTCTAGCAAATAGTTTGCACCCAGCTCCATTTGGTTATTGAAGTCTGGGATGTAAGTGGAACGCATCCACTTGAGGAATGATGACACAACCGAGGCACGTGGCATCGAGGCCATCGAGGTTGGGAAGGCTTTGATGTGCGACCGAGACAATGCCTGGTCGAACAGAGACACGTACATATCAATCCGTTCACCAACAACATTAACCTCTTGGTCAGATGCGCCCTGCCAAGGAAACGCGTTCGCGCCGTTTTTTCGAAGGTCATCTGACTTGCCATCCCAGATGTTACGCCGATCATTGTACGAGCGAAGGCAAGACTCAAAGTAGTAATCCAAGTCAATCAAGCAAGTGTCATAGGCATTGGTCAACGCGCCAATATCTGGTTCCTTATCCACATAGATAAGCGACTCATCTTCAAGCTCTTGTTCTGGACTCATGATACGTATTCGTAATAATCTTCGGGGTCAGCTGATACTAGGCACAATTTGATGCGCTTGCCAACAAGTTTATTTGATAGCTTAGATGGGCATTTTACTGGGACTGCAACCCCATCCATGCGGACAATCACCCAAGTAGGGTTATTGCATACCCGCATTACTAGGTAATCATCGCTTAATTCCTCCTGCTGGTCAATTAGACTGGCCAGGCTACATGGAGCCTCGTCCACGATAATCTTGGATTTCGGGGGACGACCTCGTTTTGCTGCTTTCTTATTTGGTGCTTGTTTCATGGTTTATCTTTGATTTCATGTATTTGATCGCGTGTTCCAGAGTATCGATTTCCTCCGTAAGTTGCTTGGTTTTGCCCAGCTTTTCATCCTTAACCCTACGGAAATAGGCTTCTTTTAGGCAAGTTAGAACAAGCTGTTCGGCTAGCATTGGTTTTGTTTCCGTTTTCATGGTTAGTATCCTCCAGCCCCGTGAGTTGTAGCAAATGATTGGCTGCTGTCAACATGATCGAGATTAGAAATAGCAGCATACCGAAGCGTGTCAATGGGGTCTTTCCACGCTTCCTTTAACCCTCCGTCTCCAGTATATTCAGACAAGGCGTTGATAATATTTTCGCATTCCGAGCTAACGTAGAAGTGTGGTCTATTGATGGAATCTAGCGGTTTAGTTGTATCAAATGCCATTTTCCCGATCAATGCTTGCAAGCCATCGTCGATCTCAAGCCCTGGAGCTGGGATGCAAACCATGCCAGATTCGTTCAAATCCTCAATAATTGACGATGAACCATCCTGCACTTGGTACTTTGCCGCACCAAGCCGAGGGTCGATTAAACGCTCAAAGATCTCTTCGTCGCCCTCCATCTGCTGAATAAGGTCAATGTAGTCCCTAATGCCGTACCCTTGGCCCTTCGCCCCCTCGCCTGGACACCACTTGCCACTACGCCATTCAGCCCAGTCACCGACATCTACGCCTGGCCATTCACGGTAGACCCAAAAGGTTCCGCTCTCATCCACCGCGATCCAGCACATGAACCAGTTTTTCGCACCAGCTGGGTCGATTACATGATAACGGGTGACATTATTGGTTGGGATCTTATCTGGCTCGACGACATTGACCACCTTATTGAATTTGGGGAACTTGGTCGTGTGAGACTTCATTGGAACCCCGTAGGCGCGGATTAGAATCTCTTCGCGGGGCTTCCCTAGTAGCGTGTCCTTGATGCGCTCATAGCCACCAAATGGGTTGTCTTGACTGTGGAAGTAGTGGACTGAAGCGTTGTGCTTCTTGGATCTTTGGACATAGGGGACAACCTCACCCTTGAGAAGGTCCGCCTCCCTAGACTCAACGGTCTTGGCCCCATCCAGATACTCTTTAATTACTTCGGTCCAGCCATCAATAGGGGTGAACGTCACCAGCATCTTAGAGTTGCGAGTAGCAAGACGGAAACGCAGAGTATTAATGAGGTCTGGGCCAAGAAGATATTCGTCCAGCCATACGCCGATATTGTGCCATTGCGGGTTCTTAGAACCAAGCTCTGCGCCCTCTAGGATCGTTGGGTTGTTCTGATACTGCGAGTAGGTTTTAAAGATGATCTGGGAGCCATTAGGCAGGATTAACGAGTTGTCAGTGAACCCGTTCTTCTTAGTGTACGAGATATAGGCGTTTTCGGATGTTTGCTTTGAGCGTAATTCTGCTGGTAGCCACCCCCATACGGCACTCTGTTGCTGGCGAATGGATACCTCGGATGTCTGGGCAAAACAGAATATCTCAGACTTAGGGTTCTCTACGGCAGCTTTAACTACGCAGTACGAACCCCATGAAGTTTTTCCGCTTCGGTTGCCACCTAATGCCAGAATCTCGTTAACCTCTTCAAGTTGTTCCTCAGCCTTTTCCCAGTGTGGTAGTCTAAACCCGTAGCGGAATGGGTCTTTATCAGCATTCTCGATAGCCTCATGGTATATCCGATGTATATCCATCAACTCAGATGGGTCCATCAATGCCACCTCATCGTCGTCTGGAGGCGTTAGAATCTGGTGCTTTCTCCAGTTCATTGCTTGTATGCTCCTGTTTCCATTAGGATGTCGATTATCCGATACACGCTTCCACATTCGTCGCACCCAAATGAATCATCTTCTGGAGGGAGTGATCCACGGTTTCCATCCACAAAGTGAAGTTTGCTGTATTTTTCGCAGTGTCCGCAAAGGCCAATGTGAGGTTCAATGTGCTTCTTTAGCACCACATTCAATACTTTAGTATCGAACTTCTCAGCCAGATACGAGGCGTAAGTAAGGGTATTGCAAGCGTACCTGCGACCATCATGATCGACTGCGTAACGGTACAAGATTGGACCAACGTCCGAAAGGTAATCGACAAACCTTGACTCTGGTTCCTTGATCATGAGATTATCTCAGCCTCAACTGCGCTTTCCTTGACCTTGTTTGCGATGCGAGCTTTAGCGTCAGCAATCATCTTGGCAGCGTCATCAAGGCTTGGACCCTTGCGATGTTCGACTACCGTGGTTGCCATGCCCGTAAGTTGTGCTGCCTTGTCCGTAAGAATACCCACCGTGACCGCCAGCTTATCTGGGCTGATCTTTGCCAGCTCTTCTGGATTATCGAACAACTGCTGCGAACGCTCAAACAGCAGATCGGTGTACTCCTGCGCGGCAATGGCATACCGCATCGAGAACTCCTTGCGCTTTGTCTCTAGGGTATCGCTGTGCCTCCACTCAAGCCCACGGATGATCTCACGCGAGAGTCCAGTCTTGGCCTTGATATCGGACATCCTAGCCCCCTGTGCGGATAGCCATAACGCCAATGCCGCTTTGTTAGGGGCGTAATGCTCTACCGTGTTGCCATGCTGGTGCTTGGCCCGTTCCTTTACTTCAAGAAACCAAGCCGCCTTATCAGCACGCTCGTCAACATAGTCACGCTTCAGCTTTTCGTTTGGATCGTCGCTCATTGGTTCAGAGATCACTAGGACTTCTTAACCTTTAAGTTTCTATCTTGCAAGGGTTTTCTCAATCTGGAATCTCTTCTTGATGTCGATAGATGTTCTGGGGCTGACTTGTCCCTTGCGGATCAACCCACGAAGAACAGCGTCTGGGTCATTATGATTCTTCATCATATCAATGGCTATGTCAATTTGATCTTTCTCGTCAAGTCCGCTCCACAGTTGATCCTCCTCGGTGATTCCACGACGCTTATCAATCATGCGTCTTGTTCTCAGAGATAACACTTTTTTCCTCATATCGAGATCCTCGATAGCCCTAATTTCCTTCATTTGATCGCGCTCATCAAGTTGAGAAATTCTATCTAATTCGGCAGAAGGAGTAACCTCTTTTACCTTTGGAATGCTTGGGGTATATCCATTGATTGCAAGCAAAGTATTACGATCACCGATTCCGTTATCAACCATCACTTGGATAATCTTTTCTTTAGGGAAGCCAAGTGTTCTCATGTTATTGACATGGCGTGACAGCCTTTGAAAGTTGTTTTGATAGTCTTTATTTAATTCATCATACGCTTGATTCAAGTCGTCGCCGGACAGCTTGTATGTGGCTGATGAATATTTAGATCTTATCCCATCAAGAGATTTTTTAGCATCCCTCAAATGGAACCCAACTCCCTCAACTGGATCGTATCTCTTGATGCGAAGACCAGCCATTCTTAGTGCCAACTCCTCCGCAGTTGTTGGATTGTACGATCTGGTGGCCTTTTCAAACTCCCTCTGCGCTCCAGTTGTAAAAGCTTTTCCAGCGAACCATCCAGCTCTTTCAAATGCATTTTCAATTGGATTAACTTTTTCGCTTATTTTTTTGTCGGTCGATGGAACATAATTACCAATTGCGGCTTGCAATGGGGCAATTAGAAAGTTTTCATCTCCCGCTATTTTGGAATACATTGAACCTAACGCGCCTCCAACAGCATCCTTGAAATTACCACCATTAAATGCTGCCATGAATACAGATGATATATCTGATTGTGGCATAGCATACGAAAGATTTGTCACATAATACTTCCCATCCTTGTCCTCATGGACAGCAAGCATATTATCTTTCTCATAAGATGGTAGAACACTTTCCTTTAGTGCTTGTTCTTTCTTCTTATCCGTATTACCAACTCTGCTATTATAAAGATTCGCGGCGGCTATCGGGGTTGCTAATGCAGCTGTCAGTTTAGCCATTCGAGATATCCCCTCATTCCTAAGTTTAGCCCTGTCAATTCGACCAATCCTCGGTTCTAGGAAATCAGCCATAGAACCATCAATCATCATTCTGGCCATCTTCCCTTGATTGTATGCGGTTCGCATCAACTCAAAAGTATATGTGGCGAATTGACTAACTCCAGCGGAATACTTGGAAAGGGTTTTTAGTGCTTTGCTGGAATAATCATAATTTGGATATGTGAAGTTCGTCATGGCTGACGCAACCTCATCGGATATTCTTTGTGATTCTTTATTGGACGATAACTGAGGAGCAACTCTATTTAAAAGTTTTAAATTTGCTTCACCAACGGAGTTTCTAAATGCTGTATCAGCAATGCTATAAGCCTTTCCAAACGGTGATAGTATTGCTTGAGCATACCTTCCTATAGTAGGCCCCTTTAGCCCAGCATTGATATCACTCTCAATAAGAGATCGACCAATCAAATTCAGTTCAGATAGCTTTTTGAAATCAGCAATTGACTTAATACCCATTCTGGATGCAATTGGTTTATATTGCATCAATCCATATTTGATTCCTCTTCCTAATCCCTTAAATGGATTCGCTCCAGCGGCCATCGCTAAAACCATGTTTCCAATTGGTTGAACGGTATATGAAGATGGGTTTAAAAGAGTCTTTACCGCTTTGGATACAGAACTTCCAGTTTGCAGTAGATCAAGAAGAACACCTGTAGTATGGTCAATCCCATTGTTATCGACATTAGCACCATACAAGCTGTCAATAGAACGCTGTACCTCAATCGGCACATAAAGCTGATCTTTTGGTATTGGCTGGTCTGGAAATAGTTTTTTAGTTCTTCTTAGATTTAATGGAACAAAGCCTTCTTCAAGACCATCTTCTGCTGTCTTCGCAATACCCATATCACGAAGAGAGTTTTTAATATTAAAGTCAGCGGTATCATAGGCATTTATCCTAGATAGTTTTGATATTGTTGATGAGAGTCTAGACCCTGTTTGCGTAACCTCACCAAGATAATTCCTAAGCTCTGGTATAAGATCTTTCTTGCCTTTTAGTATTCCGCCTGGGGCTTGAAATACAAAGCTTGAAATATCATCTGCACCACCAGCTCTCTTACCGTCCAATTGCGTAATATAAATATCCGCTTCTTCTCTGCCCATTCCATTGCGAACAAGCCCACCTTTGAGTGCTGCTCTTTGTTGTTTACTTGGCTTGTAAGCCGGAGACTCAAAAAATAAATAAGATTGAGTTAGGTAGTCTCCATTGTTTCTACTGCGTTCTATCTCACGAAGGAGAGGTTCCTCTAGTGGCCTTTGTCCGTTATAGTGATTCTGAAGAAGTTCATCTTGGTATTCGCCAATCCATTTGCGGCCTTGAAGCAAATCTGACTCTATTGCTTTTAGGTCTGCTGGAAGTTCATCAATCTTACTGTTAACAAACTCATATGCCAGTTTGTTCGCTTCCTCTGGATTTTTTGATTTGGAAACAATTCTGTTGATCTTGGATTCAAGAATAGCTCCAGTTGATTTTCCAGCTCCAGCAACTGACTCAGCTTTCTTAGCCTCTGCCGCAATGGACTTTCCACCAGTAACTAGAGATGGGGCGAATCTAGATTTGAATCCTTGTGCTAACCGTGATATCGACTTAGCTATGCTTGGTTCCTCTGGGATATCGTACTCAAATGGACCTTTTACTTCCGTCGTGATTTCCTTTTGTTGCGGTATCGCCTCAACATCAATCTCTTGAGCTGGTTCAGACTTGGATGGCGCGACCTCAAGCTTAGGGGCCTGTTCGCGCTCAATAACCTTTTTCACGAACTCTTCATCGCTTTGAGATGCTAGTGCTTCTGGCTCAATCCCAGATACATTGACAATCTCATCGACCGCCTTGATTGTTTCTGGATCTCCAGATTTAACCAAGTCATCAATTTCCTTAGGAGACTTTCTGAACATCTTCTGCACCTGTGGGCTAAAAGCCTTGAATGCTTGCCCAGCGACCTCAAGACCACCACCAAGAAGCGCACCTCCAATAGCCGCCTGTTTAGCTTCTTCTGGAGTAATCATTCGTTGCTCGTCAATACCCTTTTCTACAGCTTGCGCCCCAGTTGCCATAGCAGAACCAACTGCACCACGGGTAGCTACTTGACCTGTGGCTACAGCAGTCTTAGCCAATTTTGTTGCGGCCTTAGCCCCCTTGAATAGTTTCTGCCCAGGGATAAAGTTAAGTGCCGTGTCTGCCACAACTCTTCCAATTGATATTGGCTTATTTGGGTTCTCAATTTTTTGAGCGGCAATAGAACCAGTGATGCCACCAATAGTTGCACCAGCAGCATAACCGTAAGGGCCAAGAGTTGCTCCAGCATATTTTAGTCCTTCTGCTGCGGCAATGTTAGCAGCAAGACCTCCAGCTACCTGTCCAGTTGATGGGCCCTCCTCTGCTGGTTGGGCTTCAGCTTGAGGTTCTGGCGTTAACTCTGGTTGCTCAACTTGTTGCTGATCTCCAATTTGACCAGCAATTTCATCAATCTCGTCCTCCGATAATGGAGCTTCAGATTTTATCTTTTTACCATTTATCAGATAGGTTGGCATTGTAGATTAAGTCAGTCTTGAAGGATTTGAAATTGAGTGCCTCTGCTGGTTTTATTTGGCTGAGGAGTCTGTAGTATTGGAGCAGGTGTTTTGTTTTGATCAACTTCATTAGTAATCCCAAGAAGATCCGCAGCAGTGCTTGCGTCAATTTGACCTTCATATTCTGGATATAATCCAGATGAAACCAATGTGTCGATGGCTCTTCGCGTATCACCACTTTTATATAGTCTTCTCGCTTCTTCAATATACTTCATTCCACGTGGGATTACGGACTCCCCTTCTGGCTTTGTCGGTTGAGTATAAAGTTCTGGCTGAGGTTGTACCGTCTCAAGCTCACCAATCATTGGCGCGGGTTGAGTTTCGCCTCCGATAACGTCAGATGGGGATGTTCCATAGATCATTTCTTCTCTAACTCCTTGTTGAGCTAAGAATGAATTAAATGATCCGGTATTTTCTCTACCCCTGCTTGCTGGTATTCCACCAGTATAAACAGTTCCGGTTTTCTTGCCAATAGCCACTTGGATTCCTTCGGCTGTAGTGCGAATATCCTTTTCCTCTTCGTCTTGCAATTTAATTGCAGTATTGATTCTTTCAACTAACTTGTCAGCAATTTTTGCAGCACCCTTTAAGTCGCCTTTCCCATACGCAAAAGCAGCGGATTTAATGTCTTGATCTGGAAGCTTAATGGCGCGTTCGTCACCAATATTAAGAGCATTTTCAATTTGGGATATGGCTTCTTCTGGAGCAATACTTGGCTTGCTTTCAGAAGATGAAGAACTTTTCTCCGCCCTTGAAAGAGAAGAAAAATACATTTTATCTAGCGACTTGAGCAACACAGATGGATTCCTTCCATTAGAAATAGTATCAGCTAATTGTTTCCTAATAGCTCCAGCGCGAGTGGAATTATCCGCCTCTAATAGTTGCAGCTTTTGTTCTGCATCATTGAACAATGCTTGGTTCTTTGGACCAGCATTAGGAAATTTTTGTATCAGAGTGTCAAGAAGATTCATATTTAATCGTTGTAAGAATACGGGCTACCGCTATTTGTAGATGCACCACCACCAGCAGAAGAAGCCATCCTAGCCTCACGCTGACGAGCGAGACCCATAGATGTCTGAGTCTTCATCATGTTGAGAGCATTGTTGATATAGTCGCTAGTCTGCGATGCCATGAATGCACGGTCAGCGATAGGAATATTCTCATCTCTGATTTGATCCTTGTAAGGTTGTAGCACACTAGACATTTCTGGAAACAATTTGAGCGCAGCGTCGATCTGCACATCGCTTTGCTTGATTAGCTTTTTATCATCACCCTGCTTCTTGAAGTAGTCAGCAACCTGACCTACCGCTCCAGCCACACCTTGAGCTTGCGTCATAGCAAGTTCTTTAGCAGCAGCCACGGATGGTCCGTAGTCTGGTGCTTGATATGGTGTAGTTTGTACTTGTCCTCCGAATAGTGCCATAATGTTAGTAATATCTTGGTATGTTTAATTGACTTGCTTGCACGGTATTTCCACCTCCACCACCACCAAGGTTGAACCCACCACCACCCATGTTCATTCCAGCACCCATCATGCTGTTTCCAATGCTTGACCACATTTGAGCCTTAGCTTGTTGGTTGGCAAGGTTGGTCTGGTATACTGCTTGATTGTACTGGTTCTGCGCTCCAGCAGATTGCTGAGCAAGGTTCAACGGCATATTGTAATCGAAATTACCAGATGCAGCAGGACCACCAGCAATAGCCGATGCCGCTCCAGAAGTTCCTAGTTTATAAGCCAATGGAGCATTGCTGAGTAGATTGAGTCCGGGCGATGTGTAAAATTCGCCAGCTTGAGAGTATGCGCGTTGTCCAGCTTGTGCAGCTTCCGCACGCTTTGCTGCCATTACATTCTCACGGCCCATGATTTCTGCTGCAATTGCAGAACTTCCACCAACACGACCAGAGGCTTGTGCAGCCTCACGTGCAGTCTGCTGGTACATGCGTTGCTCTTCTGGTGTAACACCCTGTGCGGATAACCTTGCGCGTTCGGCTTCTTGCACTGATGCCTGTACTACCGCTGCCTGTTCTGGTGAAAGACCTTCCATCAACCCACGGGTCAATGGTGCTTGCCCACGCATGGTCCCTAGCTCTAAGCCGCGAATTTCAGCAACATTTCCTGCGGCTTGTAACGCAGCACGTCTTTCTAATTCTGATTGCTGGTTTAGAAATTGGTTACTCTGACTAAACATTTGGTTCATCAACTGCGGACCAAGCCTGTTTTGCAGTTTGATAAACTGAGGAACATTTTTACGATAGTAATTAAGAAGACCAGCACTTTGCTTGTTGGCTTGAGTTTGTCCAGTAATTGGGTCTATATCAAACAATCCTACTGGTGATGGTGGAGTGCCAGCACCTTTTCCAGATTGTGTTGCGCCGTAAATTGATGCTCCTGCTCCAGCAACTGCCGCTACTGTTCCTGCGACTGCTAAACTCATAATTCGGATTCCTCTCTAATGTTTGATTTGTTTTCTTCAATTTTCATCACATCGTCAATTGCGTTAATTATAACCGACTCTGATATATCTTTACTCCATATTTTGCATTTTGCATCATTAGAATCCAATAAAGGATTTTGTAGTTTATCAGAAATAATTTCAACTATGTGATCTGGATCGGTTAAGTTGTCTGGATTCACATGAAAGGTTGTCCATGTCGTATCCTGTTTCACATGAAGAAACCTCTTTGTGCCGGGTTGTGTAATTCCCATGTATGGAGCGACATGAGTCACCGATCCTTCTGGTGATATCACGTCCACCTCGCCAGTAGTGATAATAAACGGGTGTCTTGTATTGTGGGTCATTGAAATAACTAATGAACCAGCAGGCATAAAGATTGTTCTAGTGTAAAGACCCGGAGTAAATACGTGGGTCAATGGCATTTTAACCTTGTCTTCAGATTGACAAATAGCGTACTCAATCTTATCCACCTCACTACAGTTAGCTAAGATATTTGGATCAATGTGTGACAGGTCTAAATCCATGCGTTAAATCTTTATTGCTTTTGCTAGGTGCTGGTTCATCGAATGACCATGAATTGAACAAATCTTCCAGCCCCCTCAGTTGAATGTCTAATTTTAAATCCAGTTGTTTGGTGATCGTATGTTGCGAACTCTAAAGCTGAATCATTTCTTACGCACCCAGATACCACATAACCATCACCTGGCATTGCGGTTGTAAATGTAATTTGGGTGTGGGTTGTGTCAATTTTAGTGGCTGACGCGATATTGGCTTCTGATGCTATTGATCTTGGCGAAGCAAGGTTAATTACCCCCCACGCCCTGCACCCATAAATTGGAGCGTTCCCAACTGGATTTGGAACATTAGCACTGGCAAGGAAAACTCCATTAGGCGATATCACTGAAATGCCACCAGATCCAGTTTGCTCAATTGCCATTCCAGCATTAGTTCCAGGATACCTAATAATTCTAGCATCATAGTCTGTCAGAGGATATACAGAATGAAAGTCAATCAAAGAAACCGTATTTGTGGTAATCCCCGTACCAACCTCAACTTGTGGTTGTGAAATATTAAGGGTTCCCGTTACACTGTTCCAGCTTGGTCCACCAGCAGAGAACTTTGCTGGAGTAACATTTCCGTCTGCAATTGCTAACGTTGTTACAGCATTGTTTGCAATCCTGCTGGAGTTAATTGCATTAGCTGAAATTGACAATTTTCCAGAAGATATATCCAACCCACCGCTTCCACCAGAACCGCCTAGAATAGCATCAGCAGTCATCACCGTCTCGTCGATGATGTTGTTCATCTTCGTGCTTGTGATCGTATCAGTAGGAGTAAACGTGTAGGTTGTATTAACTGCACCCATAAAATTATTTCTGTGAGATGATTTGTCTGTTTGTCACTGATCCAGCGACTTTGATTGAGTTTATCTTGGCCGAACCCTGCGTTCTTGTCAAGATCATGGTTCCTGTATAACCTCTAATACCTCCAAGTCTGCACCTAATGCTAGCTGTTTCAGCTTCTAGTGGGTTGGTTGACTCCAATACCTCTCCATTTAGGAATTGAGTGGTAGTTCCAATTGATGATGCATTGTCTGGGTCTTCAGCAGCAAACTCAATTAGGTACTCTGACTTCTGACTTGGAAGACCCTGCATGGTTATTTGTGCATCGGTGTACCTTTTGCGCTCCATTGTCTGCAAATCATAGCCACGGGTGGTTAATTTTGCCAACACTGGTGAAGATGTCTTTTCATCGTTGATGTTCGACACGCTAATGTTGTCGTTTTCACTATCAAAAGCCTCTAATTGGTGTAATCCACCGTTAGCGGTGACTGCATAAAGGTTGTTTCTGATGCCTGCGCTTCCAACAATAAGGTCTTCAATTAAAAACCTAGTGTCCCCAAATGTGTCTAACGACTCCCAGCCACCATTTAGGAAGTTAAACACCAAAATTGAGTTGTTTCCGCGAGCGTCATTGATTCCTGGTGCGGAATCCAACGGAACGGCAAGGTAATACCTGTTGTCGAACAGAATTCCAACTGACCTATTGGACAAGTCCTTGTTGAGTCTGTCGATGTATGGCTGGATGTCTTTAGAAATTGGTTCTTCTGCACCACGCAGGTTGTAATCGTTGAGGAATTCCACTCCGTAAACACCATCGTCAGACAGGAACATCATGGTGTTGGCCCTCATCACCACAGACTTGCGAGCCAAGCAGCCAACCTCGGAGGTTAGCTCTGTAACGCTGGTGTCCAACAGGCTTCCTTGTGTGCCTTTGATCTGATGCAGGCTATTTCTGTTAAGAACGATCAATCGGTCCTCGTAGAACCCGTGCATGCCAACCACATAGTCGGCAGTACCACCGCTAACTCGGAACTGATTTTCAATCTGGTCAAATGTAGTTGTGTCTAGGATGTCGGAAACAGCAATCTCGTCGGTGATCTTGCGGTCAGTATAGGTGGCTGCGTTGTATGCTCCAGACTGGTCGTAGTAATATGGAACCCACAGTCGGCGTTGGAAGTGTACACCCCAAGGCGCACCAGGTTGGTGCATAAAGCCACCACCTACGCTGAACTGACCACCAAACTCAATCTGACCAGTAGAACCACTTGCCGTGATATTAGCCACGGGAGCAAAGAACGTGATGTTGCTAAGTGTTGCTGAGGATACTTGGAACTCTTGTCCAACAATGGCAGAAAACTCTGGAATAGTGCTTTCGTAAACTCTAATCACATCACCAGTAAACACCGTGTCGTTAGCCACACTTAGGTTTAAAGAGACTTGACCATTTAGTACGGATACATTGTTACCACTTGTGTTGAAAACCTGTGGCTGGGTGTAGGTTCCACCCGGAGAGAAGGTAAACCCATCGGTAACTGTGGCAGCATCAACACCAAATGTGACATCCTGCGTTGTTCCGACAATGATGTAGAAAAGATCCTGTCCTGTTACCGTGTTTACTACATGCGTTCCATTTGGTGCATTCGCCCCAGTAAGACCAGCAATAGTAATACTGGTCCCAGCAACAAGACCATGCTCGCGCGTCCGTATGGTTACGCGAGTGCCAGCAACTCCTGTGGTTCCATCTAGAATAACAGATACTAGAAATACACAAGTAGGTCAATTTGGAACTAGATTAGGAACACCAAGAACATAAATTATGCCTAGTAGATATCAATATATACAAATTTTAAAAAATAATACGGGTAAAAGATATTATAAAAATAATGTTTACCCTGAAATACCTATTGATCCTAATGATTATTATGTTATTTCAACTATATCAGATAGATTAGATTTATTGGCTAATGATTTTTATGGAGATTCTACTCTTTGGTGGATCATAGCTATGGTTAATGATTTAGAAGGAGACTCAATGTTTCCTCCAACAGGAATACAATTAAGAATACCAGCTAATGTATCAACCCTCTTAACTAAATTTAATCAATCCAACAATATATAATAAGTTATGTCTGAATTAAGCAATACTAACATAGCAGGTTCTCCCTTTCAACCCTATGTTGATACTCAAATTAAAAGACGAAAAAGTCTTGTTGAAAAACAACTTAGAAGTCCTCAAGAACTACAATGGCTTACAAATAAAAATGCTTGGATAAGAGTAAGTTCTGGAGCTAATGTTGACCCTGATAATAATAGGTTTGATGGATTACATGGTGATGCTTTATCTAAAAAATACATCTTACAAGCAGGTGTTATAGATCATACAGTAAGTGCTACCTCCTACCAACTACGTTATGGAATAGGTGATAATGGATCTTATGGAATAGGAGGAAGTGAAACTTTTGGTTCTGTACCAATGCCTGGTATAACTGATATGACTATTAATACCGGAGGTAAATTAGGTACTTTAAAAGAAATTAATATTAGTTTCACTTGTTACAATATGAAACAACTTGATATAATGGAAGCCCTTTATATGAAGTTAGGATTTGGTCTCTTAGTAGAATGGGGTCATACCTTTTATATTGATAATAAAACTGGGAAAATTGAAAATGTTGTAGAACCAATCCCTTTTTATGGTATAAAAACCAAAGAGCAATTATTAAAAACAATTACCGCTCATAGAATAAAACATAGTGGGAACTATGATGCTTCCTGGAGTACAGTAAAGAACTTCTCATACACCTTATCAGATAATGGTTCATTTAAATGTACTATTAGTTTAGTAGGAGCAGGAGATATTTTAGAGTCATTAAAAATAAATCTATCAGGAGGTACAAAAGCAACAGTAGTTGTAGACCCACCTGAAAAATCAGTAACTGAAAAGGCAGTTGAAGTAGCACAAAACACAGCAGTTGTTGTTACTGATGTAGTTGCTAGTGGGGTTGACACTGTTTTATCATTTGTAGGTATAACAAATGAAGGTGATGTTAAAAAAGCTGTAAATGATTTTGCAGTTCCAATATCTAAAACTGAAGAACCCAAAACCACAGTTGAAGAATTAACAGCAACTGCTCAATCTTCTTCAATTTATCCTGTTGTATCTGAAGCTAACCAATCAATGCTAAATATAGCTTTATATAGCATTTTTTCTACAGGTGTAACTAATGGAGAAACTACTGAAACCTATAAATTTGACACATCCCCTGAATATTTTACCTCATTAGAACCTTTTCTAAATAATTTAAATATTAAAGTTGCTGATATTAACAGCTTTGCTGATAAAAATAATGAATTAATACGAAAAGGATTCCATTACAAATTAATAAATAACCCAAAAATTAAAAATGGGAATGATGGTGATATTGACTCAACAATCCCAGCAATCTCTTTTCCAACTTTCTTTTTTAGTAGAGCTATATTAGGGTATGAAATAAATGGAGAAGCTTTATCTGCAACTAATGATACTAGTGCTACTGGATTAGAACAAGTTTACATTACTTTAGGTCATTTACTTTTATTAGTAAAATCTAATGGGATGTTATTTCAAAGACAAAGTGAAGGGGATAAAACCAATCAAACCCCATATATTTACATTGATGTTAATCCTGATACTAATAGATGTTATACCTTTCAAGGACATTGCTCTATGGATCCCACAGTTTGTTTAATTGGGTCAAACAACTTACCTTTTGGTATTAAATCCCCTACTTTTGATGCTATAAAATCCAACTATCCTTGGTTTGATGATAATGGAACTGGAGGTAGATTTATGTGGACTTTAGTGAATATAAATTGGATAACTTCTATTCTAAAAGACTTAAGTGCTAGTAATACTAAAGGAGATGTCTTTATGATAGATTTTCTTCAAAAAATATTAGAAGGCATTTCTAAAGCAACAGGAGGATATAATGAATTTAGAGTAGTACCTGATGATGATTCAAGATGTATAAGAATATTTGATGGAAGAAAAGTAACAAAACAAGGTTCATCTCCCGAAATATATACTGAAATTCCTGTATTAGGTAATAAAAGTTTAGCTTATAATTTTAATTACACTTCAAAAATTGCTCCTAATATGGCTGCGATGATAGTTATAGCTGCACAAGCCCAACCTTTTGGAGTACAAGGAGCAGAAAATGCTTTATCTTTTTCCCACCTAAATAAAGGAATGTATAATAGAATAGATTCAATAGTAGTAGATTCTGGTACAGATAAAAATAAGGAAGAAAAAACAAACTCTAGTGATACTGATAGGTATATAGAAGTAAGAGATTTTATTCAAGAAATATATGAAGGAAGTGGTGGAGCTGAACCAATTACTGCAACAGATGCTACCAACCCCGTAGTTAAAAAAGATAAAGACGGAAATATAATACAAGAAAAACCAGATTTTAGAAATTTATTTTTAGATACATTAACTAAGGTTTATGATGATTTATTAGAAATTGCTACTAAGGTAAATTCAACAAAAGGTGCTGATAGTGTTACTGAAGCAAAAACAGCATTAGCAACTGCTTATAAAGAAGTAAAAGATTATTATAACAGTAAATCCGGATTAGATATTATCAATCAAACTAGCTTCCAATATGCAACTATAACCAAAGATAAAACTGTTATTAATACCTCTAAACTAACAGAACAAGTAGTAGATAAATTATCATCACAATATTCTTCCCCAAATACAATATTAGACTCCGATGTTGAAGATGCATGGGAAGAATATGCACGTAAAAAAACAGGTAATAGTTTAGGTAATTTCTTCTAAAATTAAAATATTATGCCCCTAATATATAACTCAGATAAAGCTCAAGCATGCTTGAACACATACAGAGAAGTATTCTCAGATCCCTTTAAATCGGGTGATGACAATTCTTTTACTGGAGATATAATATTACC